TTATTAATAAATATTTCGACTTGTTTTGCGCCGTGTTTGAGTAACCAGTTTCGAGCATAAGTTGCATCGTTTATGGTTTTGTAGTTTTTAGAGTGCTCGACACCTTTTTCGTCTTTCCATCTAACTGTAAAATCGTTCATTTCTTCTATTCTTTCTCTTATTTTTCGCAAACACTATTAACCGTAGCGTTTAGTTTAGCTTTAGTGCTTTTGAGTTCAGCTTCTGAGCCGATAAACAATCCAACCGCACCTGAAAAGAGTATCAGGGCGATAATCGCAATCACACGCCAGGCCGACATTTTAAATTTCAGATCTTCCATAATTAAGTGTTGAATAGTAGATTGTTCCATATTTTTCCTTTCGATATTTAAAACTCGACTTCCTTATGTTTTGGTTCGCCAAGATATTCTGTAATAATTTGAATTGCTTGATTGTAACCAACGGCGAATTCCGCGCAATAGCCAAGTTTTCGTAACTTTTCTAACATCTCCGCTTGCTCTCGGTAGTGCTTATTCGCAACCATTTCGCCATTCTTTTTATAAAGTTTCGTATCTTCAGCCTTCAGCTCAAGAAATAATCCGGCAAAAAATTCGAAATATTTATCACCACTGAAGCTATCTCGAAAAATGTCTTTTTCCGGCTTAGCGATGAACAAATCTGGCCAAGCTCGTGATTTCTGAAATTTCTTGTGTTTCGCCGCTTGGCCTGGGCTCATTTTCATGCCTGAACTAAAATCGGTTCGAAATAATACATCGGGATAATTCTTGCGCAGATAGTCGCAAACTTTAAGGTGTAAGAGTTCTTCTTTCTTGATCATTTCCGCTCCTTAAATTAAAAGGGAATATCGCTTAAGTCTACTGGTTCATCAAAGTTTTCAGGTATTTCGGGTTCTTGAGTTTCAGGTTTAGTTTCAGCTTGAGTTTTTAGATTGTCAGATTTTGGCTCATAGCCGTAAATCCGGCGGTTTATCGATTTTTTGACCTTGCCGTCCTTCTCATAAGTTCGGTCTTCATCTTCGCTAACTTTGAACCAAGCGGTGCAGCCAACTGTTTTTTCGAGAAGTGCTGCAAAGTCTGCTAAGTTTTTAATTTGCTGGATTTTCTCGCGAATCTTTTGTTTAATATCTTCATTTTCTTGGTTGTGAACTAAAATTCTTCGCACAGTATCAATTGAGATTCGGCGAGTGTCTGCGGTATGTAGCCAAAGCCTTGCGCGATCTTCGGCTAAATTGTTTTCAACAAAGATTTCTGCATAGGGTTTGTCGTCGTGCTTATCAATCTTAGTTTTAGCAATCTTTACTTTGTGAACGCCAAATTCGAAATAGCCGCTTTCTCTAGTTTCTTCTGGTGTGATTGTAATGTTTCTAAGTTCTTCCTGAGTCATAAAATCCTTTCTTAAAATAATAGTTTTTCTACTTCTTGTTCAACTAACGCGAGAGCAGATTGTTCGAAATAAATTGCTCGCTGAATCTCTTTTTCTAAATCCTTGCGGTTAAGTTCGAAGATTAAGAGTTCAAGCTGTGGTGCAAGAGCAAAAGAGTCTGAATACATTGCGAAGTAGAGTTTTTCAAGTTTCTCGTTAACAGCAAAGTATTGAATAATTTGCTGTTTGTATTCACTAGGTGGTTGTTGTTCGTAAAACGCGCGAACCTGCTTCCAATTATCTAAACACTTAATTTCAACTGCTTCAGTGATTTCGCCATTTTCGTTAGCGATTTCTCCATCTGGTGAACAAATGATATTTTCGTTAATATCAGATTGCCAAACCCGACCTTCGATAATTTCTTTGCCAAGTTTTTGGGCGACTTTTTCACGGGCTTCTTCTTCCAAAATTTCACCACGAAGAGCAACAGAATGTTTGCGACCATTTAAACGATCTGCATAATCGTTCTCGTTGATCGGCTTTGCGATTCGTTCTGCGATCAGTTTGTAGATTGCATCACCAAGTTCAACTTCACATTCTTTTTTCTCAACTTCAGCTTCACCAATTAACTCTTTAAGTTCTTGAACTGTTAAGTTTTTAGGTTGGCCTTTTTGGTTCAAAGGAATTTCGATTTTTAACCTTTCCGCAAGCCTTAACCATTCAGATTTTAAAACTGTTCGAGGTGTGCCGAATTCTTTAGCTTTACTTCCGGAGATTTTACCCTCACGGAAGTGTAACCATTCATCAGAGCGTTGTTCAAGGTTTAAGATTTTCATTATTTTAATTTACCTTTCAGATCGTCTTTAATTTGAATTAGTTCTGCTATAACTTCATTATTACCTTTAAATTGATTAACTCCTTTTACGAAATTATCTTGAAGTTCTTTAAGGTTTTTTGAAGATTTAAGTTGAGCAATAAGTTTTTGTGAATTATCTGCAGCTTTTGGTTTATCCTCCTGTCCGTATAGGAACTCGTAGCCAACAGTATCGCTTCGATTAACATCTCGACCGAATGCTTTGCCAAGATGCTCAACCGCATCTTTTATCGCATAAGATTTAGCAGCAGGGGCGGCCAACTGAACAGCGTTATTTTTGATATTCGCAAGGTCTGCAGCAGATTTACCAGCGTTTGTTTGGAGTGGACTTGCGCCGACACCATCGTGGAAACTCCACTCGCCAGTGATTGGGTTTTTGTAGTGAACCCGAACCGTTACGCAAACGCTTTGTGCGAGCTGAGAAACACTCAAAAGCTCAATCCGCCATTCTTGAAAAATCATATCAAGTAATATTTCAATTTTATCAATTGGAAGATACTTAACATTTTTTGCGGTAGGGTGATTTTTGAGCCACTTAGTATTTACGGGGCTGTTTAAGATGCTTTTTAATCGGGCTGAGTCTTTTATTTCTTCAATCCTAACTTCGTTATTTACGTATTTGACTAAGCTATTCATCTTAAAATCCTCCTTCGTTATATTCTCGCCAAGCTTCAACACTTGGTGATGGTTCAAAGAAACCGATGCTATCTAAATATTCATTAAATTCTTCATCGAATGAATCGCCTGCGATTGTAGCGTAGCTTTTGCCATCACAATCAACGTCTTCGATATATGCTTTTTCTTTCAAGACGATTTCAAAGAATAATTCTTTAATTTGTTGGTTGGTTAATTGGTTATCATTCATATTTTCTCCTTATGTTGGTTAGTTCATAAATTTCAAGTAAGATCCATTACTATATGCGCTCCATGCTCGATAACCTTGGCTTTGCCAAATCCTAAAAGCAATCTTGATGTTCTGGATCGGATCTAATCTTTCCGCATCCGAGAAACCATGAATTGAGTTTATTTGGAATAAGCCTTTATCATTTGAGCCGTCGCGATTTAATCCAGTGTTATCTGATCTTGGATTACAGCCACTTTCGGCACGCATAATTGCTAGCATAACTTTTGAATTCCACGGGTATTTTTCAACTATCTCTCGAAACTCTTCGCACCGACCAGCAACCTGTGAACTCGCAATTTTGGGCGAGGGCTGAACTCGAACCTCCACAGTTCGAGCTGAGCTTGATTGTTTAGTCGCAGCTTCGAGAGTTGGTTTTGTTTGTGAAACTTTTGGTTTTTCTAACCTTACTTGTTTTGGTTTAAATTTCGAATTGTCTCAACTAATTTATCGTTATTTACCTTCGTGTTAGCTTCACCTTGTTTCATACCAAAGTAGAAGGCTAAACCTGCAATTACAGCAGTGTAAATTACAATTGTTTTAGTTGTTTCGATTAATTTTTTCCAGTTAAATTTCTTAATATTTTTCATTTTATTTTCTCCTTGTTTTTGTTTTGTTGGTTTGAGTTCAATTTTAGAGTTCTTGATTTTTTCAAGCTCTTTCTCGAACTTGGTTTCATTAGTGTTTTGCATAAAATTCTTTCTTCATTAGCTCAGCTAGGCCGATAGTAGGGTGGGCGACCTATCAGCCCGACTGAGCTAATGAACTAATAAACTTTGAACTATTGGCTCGCAATCTTTAATCTTTACTATTTTTGCGGTTTTCGTTCTCAGTTTATTTTTAATTCATAATTGCCAGATTGTTAAGTTTCACATTTGAAGGTTTTGCTAGTCCTCAGAGGTGATTTACATGGAATCGCCTCAATTGGATCAACAAAAAATCCCTGCAGAATCGTACCTACTGCAGGGATATAAAAAAGACTGCTTCATTTTCACAAAACAGTCTCAATTATCAAATTGGTGACCTCACGGGGAATTGAACCCCGATTGCAAGGATGAGAACCTTGTGTCCTAACCGTTAGACGATGAGGCCAATGTTTTAATTTTACCAAATTCAACCCAAAAAGTCAATTATAGTTTTTAAAACAAAGCCTATGTATTTTAGGGCTACTTTTCGTTTGCTTTATTTGAAATTATTTCAATAGCTTCAGTCAATAAGTTTAATTCTTTTAAAGAAATATCACCAAAGGTTTCTTCACACCACTTAACTAGAATTTGCTGCCGAATGTTCAGTTTTTCTTTACCTAGTTTTGTGATTTCAATTTCACGAATCCGCTTATCTTTCTGTGAATTTTTCTTTAAAATTAAATTTTTCTCTTCCATTTTAGCTAAAACTCGCGAAATGTAAGCCTTGTCAACACCAATTTCTTTAGAGATTTCATCTTGTAGAGCAGAAAAATTACAAATCTTGGTTAAAATTGCAGCCTCAATAGCTGAAATATCGTTTTTCGAAAGCTCGCGTGTTGCATATTTTTGCGCCGAGCGATAAATTGTATTAATTTTTTGCAACAAATCAAGAATCTTTTCTTCCATAAAATAAGTATACCAAATATTGTTGACTTTTACAACAATATTTTATATAATAGAGTAATCGTTGATAAATACAACTATTTTTATTAGGAGGAAGATGAATAAATATTTTAGAAAAATAAAGCAAAATCGTGTGCTTCTAGCCACTTTATTTATAGTAAGTTTTATTCCTGTTATCTATGCTGGAACTTTTTTGGCATCAATCTGGGATCCTTATTCAAAAATCGAAAATCTAAAAATATCAGTAGTAAACGAAGACGAACCTGTTATTTTTAATGGTCAAAATATTGAACTTGGCAACAAAATTAGCAACAACCTTGAGCAATCAAAAACTTTAAACTGGCAGTTTACAGATTCAAAAACAGCCGAGAAAGATCTGACCGATGGCGACACTTTCATGATTGTGCATATTCCAAAAGATTTTTCGAAAAACTCAGTTAGTTTTTTGGGAGAAAATCCGCAAAAAGTGAATATTTCATTTAAAACAAATGTTTCGAAAAGTAAATCTGGCGAAGTGATTTCAACCAACGCCGCACAAAAACTGAGCGAACAGGTTCGAGCGTAAATTAGTGAAAACTACAGTAAGATTTTACTTTCTCAACTTTCGAATATTCAAAACGGTTTTTCGAAAGCAGCGAACGGTTCAGAACAAATTTCAAACGGGATTGGTAGTTTAGGCAATGGTTTAAATTCAGCAAATTCTGGAGTTATAAAACTAAAAAATGGCGCGGAAAAATTAAATTCAGCAAACCAGAAAATGGCCGAAGCGAGCAATAAACTTGCTCTTAGTGCAACCGAAATTTCAAACAAAACCAATCTTTTAAGCCAAAATAGCGAAAGCTTACAGAAAGGATTGCAGGATTTTTCAGCCAAAAGCGAAGAATTTTCGAATGGCTTAAACACGCTA